AGAGTTTTATCCTATGATAAGACGTTGTCAACTCTGAATATTCTGTAGTACTGGTTAGTTTTAACTGTACCTAAACCAGCAGAAGAACCAGTTACATATGGGTTTGATGCCATACCATAACGAGTCTTGAAACCGATTTTCGGAGCAAAAGTTGCTTCTGATACTGCTTTAACCATTTGTAGTGGTACGTATGGACAATAGAACACACCTGAGTCATATGGGTTTGAACCTTTGTAACCTACTGTTACATAGTCTGCTTGTGCATATGGGTCGATGTATACTTTTGTACGTCCGTTTAATAGACCAGCAAAAGTGTTACCTGTGTCATCTACCTGTAGGTTAGATGCGATAGCAGGTGAGTAGTCTAAAGTTCCAGCAGCGGCGAGAGCAGTAGCAACATCGGATGAACAGATGATTACGTTACCTTTACCACGACGAGTTTCTTTAGCAATTACGTTTGCTTCTCTGTCGATTTGTACTGTGAGACCTTTATACTTCTCTGCACTCCAACGACCATCAGCGTCTGCTGCTAGGTCAAATATACCATTTTTGGTTATACCTGCTTGTAAGCAACCAGTTTTCGCTTGTGAGTTAATTGTTCTGATAACTTCGCGGTTAATTTCAGCAAGGATTTCAGTTGACAATATGTTTGCTAACTCTGTTTCAGCGTCTAGACCGTGGATTGCTTTAAGGTCTTGTGCGAGTTCTAAAGAGTACTCTGCTTTTAATGCACGTGACTTAGCAGTAACAGTTTGCTTTTCAATGGTGAAACCCATTTCTTCAAACTCACCACCACCTGATGAACCTAATGCTTCAGCAGTTGCGGTTGTCATACCAGCAGCAGCAAGAGCAGTTAAACGCATAGCGTCTGCTGAGTCGCCGTCACCACCAGTTGCTCCTGGAGCAATACCATTGAAACCAGATGCGTTATCTGAGTCATGTGTACCTGATTGATCACCACCGAATTTAGTATCTGCTTCGTTGAAGAGTGCTTCTCTTGAAGAAGTAGTTACAGCACCACCAGCACCGTATCTTGCTTTCATAGCAAAGATAAGACCTGTTGGACCATTCATTGGTTGTACACCACAAACGTCATATGCCATTAGGTTAGGCATTGAACGTCGCACTAATGAGATTAGTACTGGGTCAAAGTTGGCAGCATTGCCAGTTGAGTTAGCAGGTGCTGCTTCTGTTAAGAAACCGTGCATTGCTGAACGCTCTTCGTTTAAAGCACGCTCTTGGTTTTCTAGAATAGCGGCAGTAACTTGACGACGGTGATGGTCTTTAATTGCCACGCCTTCGTTTAGGACTGGTGCCCACTTTTCGATTAATGTGTCGTATGATTGTTGCATTTTGATACTTCCTTATTTTAATGCTGTTTTACGAATTGTAGAAAGATAAGATGCCATTACATCAGAAACTTCAACCGTTTGGTCTGCTTCTTGTGCAATTTCTTCTTGTATTTCTTCTTTGATTGTTTTACTAAAGTATGACTCTTTGATTGTGTTTACTTTTTCAGCGAAGTTTTCTTCACTTCCAAAGTCTACGTCTTCAACGAGCGATTTTAGTTTTTCAACTTGTGTCTCTGCAAGGTCACGAGATGCTTCACGTATAATTGTGTTTCTCTTGTATCCTTCTAGTTCTACTGTAGTGTCGATTACTTTCTGTGTTTGTTCGTTGAGTTTTGTTTCCAACTCATCAACGGACTCAGCAAGTTCATCAACTAGGTCAACTTTAGATTCTGGAACATCAATGTAAGACTCTGTGAAGAGGTCTTTCATTTTCTCCATGAAAGTTTCAGCAATCTCAGTACGCAGACCATTCTGCACAGCAAGTTTGTTGTCTTCCATCCAAGTTTCAACTACATAGTTGAGGTAGTTGTCCACTTTCTCTACAAGGTCAGATTTAGTTGAAGATACTTCTTCTGCTAAGTCTTCTTTGTATTGTGCTTCTAATCTGTCAACTTCTTCTGAAAGTTTTGATTTTAGAGCAGTTTCAAAAAGTATTGCGGTTTTTTGCTTAAACTCTTCGGAAAGAGTTGCTTCAGACTCAACTAGTGCGTCTAACTCAGCAGAAGTATCTACAGTTGTTTCAACAACAACTTCACTATCTTCCATATCTACTGATTCGCTGTAACTGTCATACATGCCTTGCATTTCCATTTTGGACATTTTAAGCATTTTGTCAGTCATTGCACTAATCATACCCGCTTTTGTTTTTGGGTGGACTTTCTTAATTTGAGCGGGAGCATTTTTTACTACTTTATCCACAGAAGCAACGGCATCTTCAGGAGAAGTTGCGTCGGGGTCTTCTTTAGGAGCAGGTGCTTTACCGTCCATCTCTTCGAGAGTTTGTTCAACGATTTCGTCTGTTACTACATCGTCGAGGTCTTCATGTTTTTCAGTCATAATGACTCCTTTACATATTAGATTTTAGTAACGAGAGGAAATTCTTAAACTCTCGAACACTTGTCTCATATAAGACAGTCTTCGGAGCATTCTTAATTTCAATCTCCATTTGTTCAATTACTTGAGGTTTAAGGACACCGTTATCCCAAATCCAATCAACACCTTCCATTATACCATTAACAAAAGCATCTGGTGCTGATGGGTCTTGTACGATGTCAACCGTACTAAGAATAAAGTCGTCTTTCACGACCATTGCGTCACCCTTTTTCTCAAGACTACCCATACCACGAGTTGACACACCTAGTTGTACACCACCATCGAGAAGACCTTTAACAATCCGTCCCATTGGAGTATCCAATATTTGTGCCTTTCCTACCACATCAATTCCCTCTAACTTGAGTTCAG